TATGTTACGGTGTTACCGCTAGTCATTTTAACAGCAGAATTTGGTGCATTATATTCCAGATCATACTCAGGAACTACCGTGTTTAGAGGTGCTGGAGGACCGCTTGTAGGACTCTCATCATCATCTTCAGATTTCTTCTCCTCGTCTTCCGATTTGGGAAATATTTCTCTCTTAAAATCATTTTCCAATGAAGAAAGAATTGATAATTGACCCGTTTTGCCAATTTTGCTTGATATTGGCATTCTTACAATATCAAATGACAATCCAGATTTTTTCAATTCCGACTTCACTGCTTGACCCTGACCAGCACTATCAGCAAGAGATACAGCAGCAGATACTAAAGTAGAACCTACCGAATCAATTGATTGTTGATATGATTTCATCATATCTTCTCTATCTTTAGATCCTAAGATTGCTTCAGTTCCATGGAGAATTGCGGTTCCTGGTTTGGTAAGTTCAGTTCCCTGCTCATATTTTTGTTGTGGTAATGTATTAAGAGGATCAAATCCAAGATCTCTAGCAATATCAAACGCAGTAAATCCCCACCCTAAAATAGGAATAGCAGATCCCAAACTCATAAGACCACCAACAGTGTCCTTTTGAGAAAATCTATACGCTGCCTCAGCAACTGCAATTCCTGTTCCAATGCCAGGAATAAATTTTCCTGCTTTTCCTAAACCTTTTGTTGCTGCAGTCTTTCCAGATTTTGATAGTGCTGTCGCACCAGCTCTAGAAGAAAGTTCTTCAGTGACCTCCCTTCCCATCGCAGAAGTTACTTTTTTTGCCTTACCAGATGCCCTAAGATTTTCAGCAGATGATCTCAATCTTGCAACTTCTTTGGGATCCATCCCATCCGCAATCAAATCATCAAAAACTTCATCTGGAATTCCATTTTTCTTCAAAAATCTGGGAAGATCATCAACTCCCAAGATTTCATCTTCAAATTTACCACCTTGTCTAGTAAGTTCATTAAACAAAGACTGAGCATCACTTGCTTTTCTTGTAGCTGTAACACCCTCATCAATTGAACTCATTGGTGGTCTTCCAATAAGATCATCCAAAATTTTAGCACCAGGACTTCTTCTAGCAGTTTGACCAAGAGCTTCTGCTAAAGTGTCCTTTCTCTTAGTGCTGTATCTTAATTCTTTATATCTCTTGAAAGCTCTAGCATCTAGACTCGCTCCAAATCCCCTCTGTGCAAGACCAGAAACAGCACGAAGAACACTACCAACCGTTCCTTTTTTTCCCCTAAGAGAATCAAGAAATTTTCTGAGAGCAGCACCACCCCTACCACGCAACATATCTGCTGCCACACCGAGAATGTCTCCAAGGACATCAGATTTTTTACTCTTACTATCAGTAATTGATTGTAATTTTCTGGTAGTAGATAGGTCTTTTTCCGCTTCTAGTTCATTTTCTCGCCTTTTTACTTCTGATTCATCGGCAATTTTTTTCTGATAATCTTGCTGTGCCGAAAAAATTTCTAAGATCTGATCAAATCTTGCACCAAGCATCTCATTTTGATCAAAAATGAGTTTTTGAGTATCAATTAGAGTATTCTTTACTGAAGCAACATCGCTTGATAATTCTCTAACTCTAGAATCAGCAAGAGAGATCTTTTCATCAAGACCCCTCCCTAATAATTTTGATACTCCCCTTCTCGTATCAGTGTCTTTTACAGGAATAGAGTCGTCCTCCTTTAAGAGTTCTCTTTCTGCACCATCAAGATCAGATTTTGGAGTTTTTTTTAAATCATCAAATTGAGCCCTATATCTTGCTTCTTTATTTGATTTTCTATTTGTTTCTGCAGCCGATTTTCTTGGATCTAAGTTTCCAAGAGTTCTATTGTAAAGATCACCGCCAAACTCGCTTTGAAGTGCTTTCGCGAATAAAGATCCTGGTCTTGCTTTTTCTAAATTTTCAGTCTCTCTTCTATCACTCTCACCTTTTGCCATTCCAGCAGCATTCAACAGTTTTCCAGCAATGAAACTGGAAAAATCGCCACTGTATGTTTTAGTGATATTTGACACTATCTATTCTTTGCTGCTTCTTGTTTTTGTTTGACCTCTTCAAGGTATTGCATGAGGAAGGTCGTGTAAACTTCCCTCTCCCACGGAATCCAATTTTCAATCTCAGTCAAAGAATATTTATGGTACTGCATCAAAGCAAAGTTCATTTTGTAGTACCCTTCCAGGTTATTCTGAAAGAGTGCTATGCGAAAAAACTCTGAAGACCCTCAATAGTGTAATCAGACGAAACTCCAGTATTTGGATTTACGACAGAAAACTTATGACTGAGTTTTGGTGAAGTTGCGTAGAATTGTTGAATCTTCTCAAATTGTTTTGTAGTCAGACTATCAACGAATTCACGAAATTCTTTCTTCGTTGTGGTAGAAGAATCGTAAACATCTTCACCTTGGAAAATCTGATCAATGCTATCAGCAATAAAAGTATAAACTTGCTCAGTTTCCATATCTTTCTGCAAAAACTCGCGATCTACGAATTGCTGCATACTAGGGTAATTCATGATAATGCCAAACTCATCATCAAACATGATTTTTTTATCATGTCCTTCTGGTTTGAAAACCTCAACTTCGTTAATATTGATATTTGCCTCAACTTGCGTTTCGTTGTCGTCAAGACAAGTAACAGTCAATGTGATCATTTCACCAATAGACGCTGCTCTGATCTTAAGAAACAAATACTCAAGATCAAAGCTAGGGAGAGATTCTACTTTAATTCTTGAAATAACGCAATTTTTGATTAGATCCTTAACCGCACTAGTAATCTGCTTTTCGTCTTGTGACTCCAATGCGAGTAAAAGAACTTTTTCCTCTTTTACCAAAAATGGACGATATCTAACAGTTTTTCCATTGGAAGGTAATTCCAACTCATAAGTTGGATACCCAGGGGTTGGCAAAGCCATAATATGTACCTCAGGTCGTATATTTATTTATCGCGACTTTTTGACCAAAAAATTGGCGGAAAAAATTTTCCCAGTTTCATGGAATCAAAAAATTGATTTTGCCTCAGGGATTTTCGGGTGTTACTGGTGCAAATGGATCATCCCTACCAATCGGAATTCCGTTCACTGTTTTTGGTTGTGTTGTGATGTTTTCTGTCTGATTTGCATACGAAACTGTATGCCTTGTATAGTAGAAATTAGCGGTGCATCTGGTAACCTGAGATGATCCATAGGAGAGAGGAACCGCATCAATAGAATATGGATAACAATTCTCCAGAATGTATGTCATTGGTGCTCTACCATTAGAAGCAGTACCATTTGGTTCTGTTTTAACGATTCTAAGTTTACAAGTATAATCATCCATATACCTAAGACGATTCACTCTCTGGGTGTTTTGTTCTTTTGCTCCAAGAGCTCCCTCTAAATTACCATTGCTGTATCCAGTGATTGGTTCGCTAAAGATATAGTCATACCAAGCAGAAAGGAATTTTAATGCAGTAAGATCTGCATCTAGCAGAAACCCCAGACTCAAATCAGTAAAAATTCTAGTATGTGGATATGAGATCGGTCCTTCTCCCAAATATCTCCCCGTGATTTGTGCAGTGCCAGATTGAACGTTTGGTAGTTGTGCTTCATCACAAAGCATTGTCACAACATCTTTACTATCACCCGAATAAAATTTACTAACAAAATCTAAATTTTTGCCACCAAAATCAAAGATAACATCAAATCCAGTAGTCATGGACATTCCGCCCTTGACTCCCATTTTTTTCATGAACTCGTTGATCTTTGTTACTGCCACCGCTAAATAAAATCGTGGGACTTTATATATTTATGGCGTACTCTGGACTGTATAAACCAATCAATCCAAAGAAGTACCGTGGCAACCCATCTCGCATCATCTATAGATCACTATGGGAACGTAAGTTCATGGTGTTCTGTGATAATAATCCCTCAATTTTAGAGTGGGGTAGCGAAGAAGTTATTATACCATATCGCTGCCCAACCGATGGTAGATTACATCGTTACTACCCAGACTTCTACATCAAAGTTCGCGAAAAGTCTGGACAGATTACGAAATATATCATTGAAGTAAAACCCAAGAAACAAACAACACCACCGAATGACAAAAACAAAAGGACTGCTGCCTATAAGCGGGCTGCCCTGACGTTCATGAAGAACCGTGCCAAATGGGACGCTGCTCAGGACTTCTGTGAGGATAGGCAGATGAATTTTTTAATCCTAACAGAAGACCACCTAGGAGTATAGACCAATGGCACAAGGATTTGCAACCATCCAGCGTAACTCTACAAAAGAGAACACTGGATACACAACTCTGTTTGAGAACATAACAGAAATGACTGGGGGTAAACCACAATCATTCTCTTGGTATAAAAATGCAGTAAAGAAAGCATCAGAGAAATACAAAACTGATCCCTCAAAAATCATAAGAGAAGAAAAAGTAGATAACAGAGGAAACGAAGAAGAACCAGATGAAAATCTCATCAGAAGATATGCAGTCTCTGGTCACCTCTACATGTTTGAATACAAAGCGAAGATGAGACATCTTCCATACTATGATACATTTCCACTTGTCTATGTTATCAAGGCAAACCCAACCGAATTCTGGGGGGCAAACCTACACTACATGTCACCAAAGAAACGAGTGATGGTAGTGCAAAGATTATTAGAGGGAAGGATTGACATTCCTCGCCTATGCTTCCATAAATACTTAATTGAAAAAGTTGATGG